GTAGACTTATTAAGAGCTTCCTCTGCATCTTCTACTGTTGGGAAGATAGTAGAATACTTACCTTCCCTAAAGTAAACTTCCCGCATATCTGGGAAGTCCTTGAAGAAGTTAGGATACTTAGCCTTAATCTCCGAAAATACAGGACGATGATACTTAGAAGGAAGTTGTTCTACTTCTTCTTCATCTTCCTCTACTTCTTCTTCCTTTGGTTCTTCTTCATCTTCCTCAGAAGTTTCTTCTGTTTCTTCTACTTCCTCTGATGAATCCTCTTCCGCTGAATCTTCCTCTACTACTTCTTCATATTCCTGTAGCTCATCAGAAGATTCTTCTAGTTCACCAGTTTCATTAAGAAGGTCGTCAGGCATTCCTGTTTTCTCCCTTATTGGGTTGCTGTGCAGCCATTTGCTGTTGCATCATCATTTGCTGACGCTGCATAATTACCTGCTTATGCTGCATATAATGCAGGTAAATGTTCTGATAACCCATAGGATTAAGTTTCTTTAATCCCATACCTGTTTCAGAGATTAGGAAATCTCTGCAAATTTCCATTTCAACTTCATGATTATCAAGTTCCTGGTCAATCTGCACTGATGAAGTCTTATCATCAATTGGTTGACCTTGTAGAAGTTCTTGAATTTCACTAAGCTGTTTAATCTTATCCTTGTATCCAGGAATCTCAAGTTCCTTGAATCCCAGACCATTCTTAATAGTATAAGCATTATCGGGCTGAGATAGAACTTCATTAATCATCGGGGAATTCATCTCAATCAGCCGCATGATAATGTCACGCTGCTGTGCCCATGATGTTGGTAATTGCTCATCAATTTCTGGCTCAACAGAACCAACCTTACCAAGCAACTCCGCCCGACGAATCCATACATTAATATAATTTGAACCTTCCTTCTTTACTTGCTTTTCATCATACTCAAGATTACGAGCATAAGATACACAAGTCTTTCCCATTACTCGTGCCCAAGTATACTTGAGCATTGTCCAAGTAATGGCAAGACGCTGTAATGCCTGAGCACGAGACTGAGCATATTCAGATGCAGTCCTTGAACCCTGCACAACTCCACCATAAATTGATGGGAATGCACCAGTAGTTAACTGCCCGGCCTGATTCAAACGATTAGCTAGATTATCAACTTCCTGACTAAGTGTTGCTGTTCTAGTAGTATGGAAGAAATCCTGAATACTCCTACCTGCCGGTGGAGAATTTACAGGAGTTACCATACCAGGAGCAATTTCCTGTTCCTGATACCTATTGAAATCCAAAATCTCACTAGATGCAAATGTCTGTGGGACACCATGCTTCACAGTGTCCATAGACAAATTCAATAGTTCATTTGTTGCATCCTGAACTGGCAAACAAGCAGAACCACCAGATTCAGCATTAATGTATGTGGTTAGCGGATTCTCATTGATTGTCCAATGGTCATCTAGTTCCTCTGCCCGGATATCTACCAATGTGCGATTAATGAATGTCATCGCAACACCAGTAGGATATTCCCGCATACAATAATCTCTCATTTCATCTGAGAGAAGGGAATACATCCAGGGGCGGAACCATACTAGCTTCCAAGTATCTAGATGCTCACACTCACCAGCATACAACTGTGCCCGATAATCCCGTTCATAATCAGTTGCTTCTGTTCCACCCTTAGAAGCTAGTTCTTCAAGAATTTCTGAAAACTCAAACTTACCAACCGAAGGGTGACGCTCAAATTCAAGAATGAGATAAGGAGTATCATCCTGAGTTTGAACATACGGAGCAACCTTTACGTGCAATGGCCCAAATACATGAATTATTTCACGAGACTTAGGCTCATCTGTAAATCCAATAATGTCCCTGAATACTACAGACTTATTTACCTCAGGGGCATCAAATGGCATTCCACAAGTCTGACAAGGTGAACCCTGAACTTCTGCCCCACAATGCGGGCAAGAATTAGTAACTACTTCTTCCTCAACCTGAGTTACAGTTTCTTTCTTGAAAGTTCCGAACTTTGCATCCTTCTTATTGTAATTGTAGAATGCAACGTAACTCTGATTATATATAATATAAAGAGCCCGAGCAATCAGGGTATGTGCCTTATTGTGCTTCTGCACAAGCTGGGCAATACGCTGATATGCATTTGCAGTAGTTACATCATCTGAATTATCTGCATCATCAGGATAGAAATTTACCTGAGGCAATGATGCAGACATTGCAGAAATAATAGACTCCCCATTGGGGCGGTAAATGTTATTGGTATAGAGCTCTGATTCGTCGTCCTCTGTCCATTTATACTGCCCACTACCAATGATATCTTTATAGAGGTATTGCTTATTGTTCCAATAGAACTCTGACTTGAGTGCCCGATTGAAAAATTCCCTATGGGCTACTTCATCTTCATTCTCAACTTCACGAAGAATATCCCACATAGCTCCAGCAATATCATCATTACTAGGAGCTTCTGGTTCCTGAATTTCTGGTTCTGTAAACTCAGGAATTTCAGGTTTGGGAGTTGGTTCAAACATATCAGACATAACTAGTCAACCACATTAGACTGCTCATTATATTTCTTAGCAGATTCAGCTTCTAACTTTTTACGTCTATCTCGCCAAACCATAATCCCAGGAACTGGCTCTGCATTTTTCTGAATCAGCATATGCAATAATTCGTCAACTCGCCTACGTTCAGCCTCTAATGAGGTCCGCAAAATCTCGCACGTTTCGCATTTTACTTGCTTTGTGAAAACGCTTGATTGGTTGCTTACCTCTAATGGCTGCATATTCAATTCTTGCTCTTGTAAGGTTATAACTGGTGAAGTCTTTAGTTTGAACCAGCCGCTGATTAATTTCATCCAGCTTGCGAATCTGGTCAAAATAAGTTTTGCTCTCACCAATAAACCTAACGATTCCTTTGAGAAGATAACGTAAGGAGTCATAGACATCATCACCAGGAAACTCTGCTACATCTTCTGTATTCTTAAGGTCGTATACACAATCTGGCAGAGTCTTAATTAGCTTTACACAAGTATTAAAAATCTGCAACTTAGGGATATTATCTTCATCCTGAACTGGAGCAAACGATTCTACGTAACGATTATATGCATCCAGTCCTTTGTATTTCAAAATTGCATCAGCATACTTACTATCAAATTCCCCAATGGGCTTTGGCTTAGGCTTCTGCTTCCATCGGAGATATTCTTGAATTAGCATCTTGCCAGAAACCCTACCCTTACTTGCTTGTTCTGGCTCGATGCCCGAAAAATCTTTTACCTGCTGTGCAATTGTCTTTTCCTCACCCCTCTGGTCCCAAGCATTAGTATCGAGAATAAGTTTCTTTACTTTATCCTGCTTGCAGAAATCACCAATCTCTGTTGCCCATTCCGCTACAGGTGTTTGAGTAACTACATATTCTCGATAAACATAAACCCGACCATTAGGCGAGATTGCTCCCCAATAAGCTGCTGTATTTGCAGTAAAGCCCCAATCGACTGAGCAAATCTTAGGCCAGTAATCTGGAATTTCAAATGGCTCAATTACATGCTGTGCATTAGCTGGCTCATCATGTAGTGGAGCAATTCGGAAATTATCAAATACCTGCCCTTGGTATACGAACCAATCACCGAACTTAGCCCGCTTTTCAGCTTCGGGTAGAATCTCAAGTCGAGATAGATAACCTGGGTCATTCCTAAGTAGATGCGGGTTATCGTGTGGCTTTGATGGTAGAAAGAATCTTTTCTGCCCGGATTTAACATCTAGCAGAACTTTCCCACCCTCAATGCACGGCTCGACAAATCTTTTCCTTACCCAACTTGAACCAACCCCTCCTGGCATTGCCGAATTACGAACAATAGCAGGAAGGTCGGGCGAACTAGAACGACAACGTGTAGCAGATAGATAAAGATACTGCCATTCAGTAAATGATGTTAACTCATCATAGGCGATGTAGTTGTATTCAACACCATCATACCTACGAATATCTTGTTCATTCTCTGCGTGCCCGAAGAACATACGGGCACCAGATGGGAACTTCCAAACTTTATCTTGCTTATTATACTTCGCACCGAACGAAGTATAATAATCTTCCGAACGAATGATGATTTCTTTCTCAAGTTCAGGGAATGTTCTACGAAGAATAATCCCCTTGAACTTATGGTGCAAGTGGAAGTTCCTCATTAATGGAAGAACAACCAAAAGCTCCGACTTGCCCGAACCTACTGACCCACCATATAATGCCTCAAAAATAGTATCAGGTAAAGAGACAAAGCTCTCCTGTTTATACGTGGGTTTCCAGATTCGGGATTCAGCCATTATACAAAAGCTAAAACGTGAGCCTTCTGATTTGTTGTGCCAAGGACATAAATATCTGCCAGCTTAAGTCCCTTGGCATTAAAATCACCAATACGATATGGTGGGGATGGCACTGAGCTTACTGGAATTGGAATACGCATTCCATTAGTTGCTGCTACATCAGCACCACCAACATAAAATACAGCAGCATTTGCAGAATCAGCCTGAATATCTACAGCATACGCAGAAGCATCTAGCACTCCAGTCCCTAAAATACTTGCTAGACTTTGCGCTGCTCCTGTGAAAGTAACTACTCCAGAACGAAGTGTCATTATTCACTCCTAATACGGAATAACCATTCCCAAATAGATGTGAGCCTAGTTCCAGTTCCAGTTGGTAATTCGTAGCAAGCAATCTGTGTTGCAATAGCTAATGCTAGAGCACCAGATGTATTCATCTGTGTATTACTTGCTAAATTAGATAGAATATTTAAAATTACCAAGTTATTAAATACTACATTCAGCCCAGGAATAGCTGTTAGTGCAACATCTAGACTTATTAATCCAGTTCTTTCAACCAACTTGCTAGGTGTTATTTCCTGAGTTAAAGCTAGCTCAACTAAATTAGAACTTAGAATGCTTGCTGCTTTTGAAATATCAGTATTAATTTCAAGTAGTAATGATGTAATAAACGTATTTCTTGCTGAACTATCAATACCAGTTAAGATTGAGAACAATTGCTGTTCTGTTCCAGCCAAACGTAATGCCTGTGTAACGGCAGTTGATATTGCTAATGTAAGACTACCTTCCTGAACTGAGCCAGGATATGAGTTAGCAATTGTGATTGTGAAACCAAGAACATTTTGTAGACTTCCAATTACATTATTAGTAATTGAAGTGTTAATGTCTAGACTTAATCCTTCCTCTACTAGTGCATTACTATACTCTGCTACTCCTAGATTAATTCCAAATTCGATTGCATTAGTAAGTGCTTTAAAATTATTAAGGGTATTTGATACCGTAATACTAAATGTATTAGTAGGATTAGTAGTTCTAATTGGTGTTTTAATAATATCAGCAATAATACTAAGAGTTAAACTCTTTGCTAGGGTATTAACAACAGATAGATTAGTTCCAGTTAATAATGAGTATCCCTGAGTTTCAGTCATTGACTGCTGTTTTGCCCCAGATTGCCCAGCAGTAAATGATAAAGTTAAAGACTCATTATATGTGTTACCACTAGAAGCACTAAATGAGATTGGTTGCCTAATAATATTACTAGGGCCAAAGCTAATCGGAGCACCTGATGCTGACCAACTACCAGTATAACCTGTCCAGGTCCTTTGGCCCCAAACATCTACATTCGATATCGTTCCATCATGCTGAACTTGCCAAGAAATTGCAGCCCAAGCTGGTAATACTGGAGCAGCAAATGGCATTTCCGTTTGTATTTGTTCTGCAGTTAATACTGCATCAAATACTTTAAGAGCTTCCCCTACCCCTACAAAATCATCCCCCCAACTATCATTACCAATATATAATGTCTTAGTGCTGCTTGCTGACATTGACCAGGAATCTACTAAGGTTCCATCCAGATATGCCCTAGCTGTAGAACCATTCCAAGTCAGCGCATAATGATGCCAACCAGTAGGCATTGCTTGAACACTTCTACTGGTTCCACCACCCTCTACATATAGATTGCTACCGTATGACCCATACCAGATGTAATTTGAACTGTCTGTTAATGAGATTAAAGATTCCCAACCGGAACCACCAGTCCAATTGGCCCATAGCATTGCTGTAAATGCTGAGCCAGAGCCGAAAGTGGTATTTCTACCACCATTGAACTGGTGTCCCATACTACGAATCCGATACTACGAATCTGAATAACTTACAGACGCAGCTACTAGAATCGCATCACTTGCTAATGTATCACTACCATTGTCGGCAACTCTACGTAGTTTTAGAGTTACTAAATCTCCAGCAGCCAAACTATCGAGGTTACTAATAGTAAGTGATGCCTTCATTAATCTCTGAGCTGTAGTCCCAAGATGAGAATCAGTTACAGTTTGTTCTCCACCTGGGGTAGCCTGCAACATATTCTCAGTATCAGATTCTGGAGTAACAGCAGAGATTTGACCTCCCCAAACTACTGCTCCAGAAGTAGCAGACTCAGATAACCAGTATAAATCAAGAGTTAAATTTCCACTACTATAACCAGTAGCAATAAACTTCCACCATACCGCTTCAATCGTGGCAGCATCAAAAGCTAGAACATTATGTGCTGGATTATTAGTAGCTGAAATCCTCTTAATTTGTGGGCTAGCATCGCTACCATGAATAGCTGCAGCTTCAATTGGTAACGGAATTGTAACCATATTAACCCCAGCGTTTCAATGTCACTAATGCTAGTAGATGTGCTTTTTGAGATACTGTTAACAATGAACGCATAGGCGATGGAATAGCCTGGTTTATTGTAGCAGCATTATCATCTAGAAAAGTATCTAAAGCACTAATAACGGATTGCAATTGGGGTTTAGTAATCTGTAATGTCTCCATGTTAGTTTGCATAAATGAAGACATTAACGCAGCCCGTAATTCAGAACTTAGAGCCATGATGATTACGAGGAAGCTGCAGTAATATCAATCTGAACAGTCAAAACATCAGTAGCAATCACTGAACGGTCAGCAGAGAAATCTCCCTCACCAAACAATGTTCCTGACGTTCCAGATGCAACAGAACAAAGGAATGTGCCAGCAATTGTAGCTGTTCCAGTAATTGTAAATGATGCCTTACTGGATGAATTTGATACTGTTCCCCCGGAAGCAGCACCATTCTTTGTCCATGCTGGACGATTACCAGAATATGGTGTTGCTTCTGTCCAACCAGCATGAGATGCTAGGGTATCAGCAGCATTATAAGTCGTGCCCGACCCTGGACCAGTAATCAGCCCAACATACCAAGCAACAGAACCAGCAGCTGCATTAAATGTATTATTTAATACAGCATTTAGTCCTTCTGTAGTAACTAGGTTATCGAATTCTTCACGCCACTTTAGCCTACCTAAAGCATCATGGCATTCGATAATATGATGAGATGAAATATGCAGCCCAGAATTGTCACGCACGCTAAGCTCCTAACGTTTACAGAATTGAATCCCTACTGCAACATTTGGGATTTTGAATTCTTTATCCCACATTACCAAACTAGCTGCCCCATCAATTTCCCATTCAACCTCAGTCCCAAAATTGCCTGTATAATACTGATGAATTGGGACTGCTGTTCGTTTCCTTCCTGGAACTACTACTGGAATTTCAATTTCATTACCAGATTCAGGAAGAATTCTTACTACTACCTTTTGCGCCTGGTTTAAAGGATTAACTAATCCTACCCAAGCTGTCCGATTTAAAACTCCCGCCTGACCCTCTGCAAAAATAGTTACTGACTTACTACCACGTTCGTGGCTGCAGAAGGTGGCAAGAGACGACCAAAAGGGTTTGATGGCTCCGATAATGTTCTACCTGCTGGGCCTACAGCAGCAACCCTTGCAACATAATTACCAAGTGGTAATGGCATGAATAGGTTGGTATCATCAATTACAATTGTCCTATTGGAGCCAAGCATAGGCTTACCAAGGTCAATTGTATTCATTGGTGCTGATGCACCTTCCAAGTAGAATTCTACTTCATATCGAGTTACTGCTGGCTGACCATTAATCTGAATATCATGGTCACTACTTGCTACAAACTGTAACCTTACAGGATTCAGAGCAAACTGAGCTTCCGCAATCTGAGTAAAGAGAAGGACAAGCGAGAGGCTCAAAAATACTTTCTTCACAGGATTCTCCACACAATGTTGAAGTTTGGCGAAATCGAGAAATCCCGAGGCGAGACTAAATCTGCGTCAAACTTTTCTGCAAACGGCTTGAATGACCAAGTGTGAGTTTTGAAGAATACCCTCATGTATCTGCAAAGACGGGTTGCATGCTCAGAGCAAATTGCCCCATCTTTCTTTTCTTCATCCGGATTTGATTTCTTGAGTCTGAAAAATCTGAATAATCCCCAAGCGTGGTATTTCTGCCCGATGCAACTCCGATGAAATTTAAACATTTCAGATAAATCTAAAGTTGCATCGGGCGGTATGAATGGCCGAAGAACCAGAGTATAAGTGTTGTCAAGAGGATAAGTATTCACCCCCTTCCAACGTGCCGCCGCCGATTCGTTGCCCCCTAAGTAAACTTCAACATGGGAATAACGTGACCAAGTTTTAACCTTGATAAACAGCGATACTAACCCTGGATTATCCCCGCCGGAATAAAGCAATACATCTCCAGGAAGAAGGCCATTAAATTCTGGAGCAATGTATACTTGCTTTTCCTTAGCCATTACAAACCGCCTAACGCTTTGACCTTCCACTTACCAGTAGGATTACTTTTCTTGGGCTTCATCTTACTACGGAATGAAGCTGGCTTGAGCTTAGCTGGCTTTGAGATTGAAATCTTCTTGAAAGATTTCTTCTTAAACTTAGCCATTATCTATTCCACTTCCTATATGGCTTCATCCAATCATCATACTTCTTACCAGTAAGGCGCTCAAGTAATTTCTTATAATGCTCATCTTCACCGGACACGCGATATGCTGGAGTTTCTAATACTGAATTATTACTCTTTGCTAACGCGTCTTCTGCATTCGGGAAAGCCCCAAATTGCTGCACATGAGTTAATTCATGTAGTAGAGTTTTATATGGGTCTAAAGAATCCCCAGGTCTTCCTAATACAATTTCCCTAGGCTTACGCTTAGATACATATGCAGAAGCACTCTTAGCAGATGTGCCTAATGGGTCAAATGTAACTGTATCAAGATTCTGCATTGCATAAGGGTATTCTTCCTGTGCCTTAGCAATTGCATCTTCCCAACGGGATGGAAATGGAGCTCCTGGAACTTCACCAAATTTATTACCAGTCCATTGGGGTTTACGATTAACCTTCTTCAATGTCCTTGGGATATTAGGATTATAGTGTGTTCCAGTTGGGGGATTATCTTTATTACCTAACCAAATATCCCTCATTTGGTTTTCTGGTAATAGGCCCTCAAAATATGGTGGTGTATCTTGATGCACTCCTGTTGTATCTTTAAAACCAAAATTATACACAGGTGGAGGAACCCCACCTAAAGCTTTAAAGATAAAATCCTTGAGAGCAGGCATTTTTAGTTCTTTACTTCAATTACATCATACTTATCTTCTGCCCGACCCTGAGGGGCATAAATCAAAATCTGAGCAGTAGCAACTTCCTTCTTATCACTAGTCTTCTCAATTACCCTACTCATATCATCATCAATACGAGATAAGTCCCCAGCTTTTGCATTCTCTAACTTTTCATCAGTAATGCAACCAAGAGCTTTCAGTAACTTATCTGCTGCTGTTTCCTGAGCCTTACCTACAATGCTATCCAGCTTTGACTTTACTTCCGGGCGCTCAGTGTAACTTTCACCATTATGAACCCTACCATGAGCAAGATGCCCGGCTGTTGAAGTAGAAATTCCAAAAGTTTCAGCAGCTTCCTTAATGGTGCCAAATCGGGCTGCTGCACCAATAATAGGTCTGAGGAATCCAGGAATTTCGGTGGCTCCGACTGTCCTTCCACGAAAACGATGTGGAATGACCAGCCCGGTAGAAGTATTAGTATTAGATTCCTCAATCTCTTCCTGCTCAATCTTTTCCTGCTCAATTAATTCAGAAGAAGATTCAATCTTTCCTTCTTCTTCTTTTTTATCTTCCTCTAGCTTGATGCAGGAAGGATTCTTTTGGAGTCTACGATTGAATTCTTCTTCTGAAATAAACATTACCTAATTCTCCAAGGGAGTGAAGCACTGAACCTGATAGGTGAATACGTTATATTTGGGTAGTTAAGGGGGTGTTTAGTGCCTATTTATGAGACTCTAAAAAGAAGTATCTTATTAATTAGTTTGGGGATTTATCTATATAATTTGCCTATATAAATTGATCTATATAGGTTAGTCTATATAGGTTAAGGGAAATACACTACGCCTTTTCGCGCGCGGGGGACCCGTTCACACAGGCATACCGGGGGCAGGATTTTGCGAGCATTACACACATCTATATTTATGGGTATGGCAGGCAATTATGAAACTGAGAAAATTTTTTCTTTCGAGCAACCTTCCAGGCAGCATCATCGTCTAAGGTATTGACGGCAGTTCTTTGACAATCGAATACGGGATAGGATGGTAGAACGGAAGTCTACCATGTCAGAATATGGTTTCAATCACGGCAGGACCACGGTTACACTGACAATCACTGGCATTGTCACGAACAATGCTTACCTGGTTCGTCGTCTGGAGGAGCTCGCAGAAGAATTGTCTACCGCGAGCTACCACTTGCGAAACGCGCAAGTCCACTACAAGGACAATCCAGACGACAACACGGCCAGGACACGCCTCGGTGAAGCAGAAGTTGCGTTTTACCAGTATGCGGCAAGCTACAATGCCACGCTGCTGGATATCGCCAGGGAGCTCGACATCACCCGTGCATCGGCGAGAATCAAGCGGGATTCTCACTCCACCTGCAAAATCCGGTAACATTTTCAATCATCCTATCTCGTATTCGTTTGTCAAAGCTATTTGACAATTTAAAGCTCCGGTATAGTCGGGAAGTCTGCGCTCGCTATACTGTAGTGTCCGCCCGAGGCATGGTGCCTGGAGCGGACGACACTAACGCCTCGCAGGCAAAGGACGGTCACCGTGCCCAAGGTTAGCAAGCGCGTCTACGCTCAGCCCGATTTTTCGGGCTTCGAGCACGTCATCAACTCAACGGATAGCGTCACGTTTTCCGCGAAGAACCCGGAAGGCGAAAGCGTGAAGCTGACCGCAACGGTCCGCGTGGTGGACTTTAGCCAGGATGCCTCCGTTGCTGCCAAGTTTTTCGGCAGCATGGAGAGCCTGGTGGATGAAGCCGAGTTAGCTGTCAATGCCTGGCTACTGAACCAGGCAAAGGCAGCCGCACGCGATGCGGCATTCGGCCTGGCGGAGAAGATTGAACGTGCGGTCCAGGAACGAATCGCAGCGTTCACGCAGAAGCGTGGAACGGCACCGAACGCCGAGCAGGTCGCAACCATTCGGGCTCGCGTGGTCGCGGCATTCTCGGACGACGACCTGTAAGTTTCAGGTCTGCTAGGAAAAGCCCGGTAGGATTCATTCCTGCCGGGCTTTTTCTTTTTCCGGTAACAATTTCTCCCATTAGAAATGGATTCAACGGAAAATCGAGGCAAGTTTGAGTAACCTTCCAGGCAAACTCCAGGCAACTTCGCGCGGGATTCTCACATGCCTGGAAACCCGCAAGTCCTTGTCCTACCTGCACTTACAGCCCTACCTCGGTCAGACCTCTCCCCAGTCCCACTCGGAGCCTACCACTCTGACTGTCCTCGTTAGGTGACAGTGTCCACTTTAGAGGACAGTGGTAGGGGATAGTGTATAGTTTATATATATAATAATTACATATATAAGAACTACACCCCTACCTGTTGAATTTCTCTACACTGTCCCCTCCAGGTGACACCCGAAGTGGTCCGCCTCTACCTGGAGAGGGGGGAGGTTCGAGGCTTTTTCTGGCATGCCTTTTGTCTGTGCCCGTAACTCGTTGACCCTCAATCACTTAGTCGGCCTGCCCTGGCCTGCTATACTCCACTAGGCCGCGCCTTCCTGCCGCTTTCCTGCCGCATTCCTGACGCATTCAATGCTCATT